TTTTGTCAGGAAGCACTAAACAATCTTACTCATAAAGACCACAGAGAATTCTTACAGATATTTAAAGAGATGAACCCTGAGTTCTGTGAAGATAAAGATGACAGAACTATTTTTTATAGTGGGTGGTATCAAGATCATGTAGTAGATATGATTCTTGAGCAGTACGAGGACTTAGTTAAATGATTAGTCATGCCAGTAGGAGGGCGATAAGAGAATCTTACATTGCACTTAGAAGTTTAGGTTATGAGTATCAATGTAGGAAGGTGTTGTATAGTAGGAGGGGGTTAGTAGTAGATGTCTACTGCCCCTGCTGTGAATATGTTGAAGAGGGTAGCACGGATCAATCAACCAGTCAAGACTTTGGAGAAAAATAGATGGAGTTTCAAACTAAAAAAAGAATGACAATAAGAGAGAGCAAAGATAAGTTAACTGCTAAACAACAGCAAGTACTAGTCTATGCTCTTAAAGGTTATAGTAATAATAAGATAGCAGAAGTGTTGGGTATAAAGTCTATTACTGTTCGTATACACATGTTCTCAGTGTTTAAACACTTTGATGTACACACAAGAGCAGAGCTGTCAGCTTTGTATGTGTGTGAGTATGCGTTAGAGTTTGAAGAAAAATTAATGAGGGGGTTTTAAATGAAGCAGACACCAAAGGGAGAGCTAAGCCACAAGCAACACGAGGCATTTGTTTTTACGTTACTGGGTCTAAGTGGTGATCAGGTAGCAGAAAAAATGGACGTAGGTGTAGGCACTGTTCGTATACACTTATTGAGCGTGTACAAATATTTTAAGGTAAATACAAAAGCGCAACTGTTGTCTTTATACTTAGATAAGAATAAGATACAGAAAGAGATAGACAAAATGATGGAGGTAGATTAAAAAATGAAAGAAAAAGGTACTTGCTTATATAAGACCAGTTGTCCTAACTGCAATAGTAGTGACGGCAATCAGGTTTACGGCTATTCTAGTATACCTAATGATTCGTTTTGTTATGCTTGTAATACCTTTTTTCCACCAGACAAAAATGAAGTTGTGCAAATTAAACCTTACAAGGCAGATACAATGAAAGATCTAGAACACATAAAAAGTTTACCTATCTTAGCTATCAAGGATAGGCAAATCAGACAAGAGACAGCTTCAATTTATAGGGTTAGAGCTTCAGTGTCTCAGGAAGATGGCACAACTATCACCCACCTGTACTCACCTGATACACTAGAGGGAAAGCTAGTGGGGTATGAGTGTAAGGACACAGCTAACAAAAAGTTTTCTAGCATAGGAGATAGGAAGGGAGAGCTGGATTTGTGGGGTAGTTGGACTTGCACTGGTGGTGGTAATAAGTTGTTTGTTTGTGAAGGGCGGCTTGATGCTATGAGCCTTTTTCAGGTAATAGATGATTTGAATGCAGAAAAATATAAAGCGTTTAAACCTTCAGTTGTTAGTTTGACTAGAGGTTCTTCAGGGGCTGTTAAGGATTTGTTGTCTAATAAAGAGCTGTTGTCTAAGTTTAAACAGGTGGTTCTGGTTTTTGACAGTGATGAGGCAGGTAAAAAAGCGACAAAGGAATGCTTAAAAGTTTTTCCTTTGTTCTTGACAGCTAAGTTACCCCTTAAAGATGCAAGTGCTATGTTAACAGAAGGAAGGTCTAAAGAGTTGTATGACGCTTGTGTCTGGAATTCTAGTGTTGAGAGACAAGGCGAGGTGGTTGAAGTTACTGATGAGCTAATTCAACAAGCTCTTGTTAGACCAAAGATGGGTTTAAACACTTGTTGGCCTACTTTAGACAAACTTACATACGGCCTACACCCTCATCAAATAATTGTGTTCGGAAGTTACGCTAAAGCAGGCAAGAGCGAGTGGAAAAATCAATTAATTCATCATCTTACGCAACATCACAATAGACCAGTAGGTGTCTATGACTTAGAAGTACACCCAATAAAGTCTCTAAAACAAATAGCTTCAAAGTTGGCTAAAACAAATTTCTTAAAACCAGATAATGATTATGATGACAGGTTGTTAGCCACTTGTTTAGAAAAGTATAAAGGAAAGTTGTTTATATATGATCGTACAGGCTCTAGGGATTGGAACGATATTAAGGCTTGTATTATTGAGCAACACTTGCTTGATGGTGTGTGTGAGTTCTTCTTAGACCCCTTGACTGCCTTAATAAGCAGGTTTAGCAGTAGTGAGGCTAACGATAGGCTAAATGAGATTATGACTGATCTTGCTGACTTAGTTAACAATTACCCAATAACAGTTATTTGTTTCTCTCATGTTAACGCACCGCCCAAAGGTAGCAAAAGCCACGAAGAAGGTGGTAAGATATTGTCTGGTCAGTTTACTGGGAGCAGGGCTTTGGAGAAGTGGAGTCATTTAGGCTTAGGCTTAGAGCGTGACAGATCAGCAGATTGTCCACCAGATCAGGTTAACCACTCTACAGTTAAGATTTTGTACGATAGAGATTTTGGTGCTAGTGGGTCAGTAGATATGTTTTACGATACTGATACCACAGAATACTTAGAATTAATAAGGAGGTACTAGCTTATGGCTAATTTATATCATTTTGATGGAACAGATTATAACAAAGATCGTGACCAAGTTAGGTTATCTAGTAATCTTGACATACTTAGGGATTACATGGAGGGTAGGGGGTCTTTAACTATTAATGAAATAATTGAAGGTACAGGCTTAAAAAGCCATACTGGGGTCAGTGCTAGTATAAGAGAGTTAAGAAAAGCTAGGCATGGTCACAGGACTGTAGAGCGTAAATATATAAGCAATGGTTTATATAGTTACCAACTAATGCCAAAATCTTCAACACCTGTTAGTGTGGTTAGATCAAATGAATATGTTTTTGATATTGAGACTGATGGTATTGAAGCCACAAAAATACATTGTATTGTAGTTAACGGCAATGAAGTAGATAAAGATTTCTTTACTAGTTTGACAGAAAAAGACACTCTTATTGGACACAATATATGCCGTTACGATATACCAGTGCTTGAGAGGCTGCTAGGTATTAAGATCAAAGCACAACTGATAGATACTTTAGCTTTGTCTTGGTATTTGTTTCCTACTGTCAATAGGCATGGTCTTGCTCATTGGGGTGAGCGTTTAAACATTGAGAAGCCAACTATTACTGATTGGGAAAACTTGTCTCGTGAGGAGTACCTCCACAGGTGTAAAGAGGATATAAAAATAAATCAGAAGCTCTGGGGTTTACAGAAGTCTTTATTAATTAAAATTTATGAAGGTGATTATCAACCACTTGTTCGTTACCTTTCATTTAAAATGAAAATGGGTATGCTTCAAGAAAAATCTAAATGGCAGTTAGATTTAGATAAGGCTAATACTTTGCTCAATAGTTTAGAGTTAAAGAATCAAGAAGCTATTGATGAGCTATCTAAAGTAATGCCTAAAACAGATAAGATAGCAAAACGCAATAAACCTAAGTTGCCGTTTAAACAAAATGGTACTCTTTCAGCTTCTGGCGAAAGGTGGAAAGCCTTAACAGAGCTTAATGGTTTTACTGTTGATTACGATAGAGAAATACCGGAGGTAGTTGGCACTGAAGAGCCTAACCCTACTAGCAGTAAGCAAGTTAAAGACTGGTTATTCTCTTTGGGGTGGAAGCCCACTACTTTTAATTACGTTGAAGACAGGCAAATACCACAGGTAAAGACTAAGGAAGGTGAGCTATGCACCTCAGTCAAGAAGCTATGTGCTGACCACCCACAGGTACTAGTGCTTGAGGATATGGCAGTAGTCAAGCATAGGATAGGCTTAGTTAAAGGGTTATTAAATAATGTAGATGAGCAAGGCTATGTCATTGCAGGTATACAAGGCTTGACCAACACTTTGAGGTTTAAACACGCTGTTTGTGTTAACTTACCAAGCTCTCGTAAGCCCTATGGTTTAGAGATAAGGGGGTTGCTTAAAGCTAGGGAAAATATGGAACTGTGCGGTAGTGACATGAAATCTTTAGAAGATCGCGTAAAGCAACATTTCCTTTGGGAGCATGACCCTGAGTATGTAACTGAGATGAGTACAGACGGCTTTGACCCACACCTTGACCTTGCACTATCTGCTGGT